GCCCATTACTGTTTCCATCAATTAAAGAGGCAGAAGAATATGCTCTCGAAAGATGGAAAGAATATACTGTCACAGATTATCCCTTTAAGGATTAATAGTTAGGAGTTATAATGGCAGCTAGAAAGTCAATTGGATTATCAACAAAGGTAGATATAGCCAGACACATGAGAACTTCTATCGGTTCTTCTACCAATTCAAGACCTAAAAATAAAAATACAAAAAGATTACATGGTAAAAAATATAGGGGGCAGGGAAGATGAATGATATTCCAACAGTTTATATTGGCTACGATAAAAAAGAAGATGATGCTTTTGAAATTTTAAAAGAATCAATTATTGATACTTCTTCTCAACCTGTTAGAGTAGTTCCTTTAGATCAAGAAACATTACGGCGTATTAATTTATATCGTAGATCATTTCAAATTCAAAGCAATGATAACGGTTCGGTTAAAATTGATTGGCAAGATAATAAACCTTTTTCAACTGAGTTCTCTTTCACAAGATTTTTAATTCCATTTGTTAATAATCTAAAAGGACTTGCTCTCTTTATGGATTGTGATATGATGGTACGGACTGACATAATGGAAGTCTTTAAGTATGCTTCTAGAGAGGACAAAGCCGTCTGGTGTGTCAAGCATAACTACAATCCATCAGATGATTATAAAATGGATAATCAAGTTCAGACTAGATACAATAGAAAGAATTGGTCTAGCTTTGTGCTATGGAATTGTGAGCATGAAGCCCATAAAGATTTAACAATTGACGATGTTAATTTAAAGTCAGGTTATTATTTACATAACTTTCAGTGGTTATCGGATGATCTAATTGGAGATATTCCTGAAGAGTGGAACTGGTTAGATGGTCATTCGCCAGAAGAGATAGAAGCAAAGAACGTACACTTCACTACTGGTGGACCTTGGTTTCCTAAGTGGAAACCTAAGAGATCAATCGATGCTAAGTATGCATTAGAGTGGACTAACTTTAGAGATGCTCTTACAATAGAAGAGGTGCTAGGAAAAACAAAAACAATGAAGTGGAATAAAACTTATGAGTAACAAAAATAAAGTGACGGTGGTAACATCCTTTTCGGAGGATGGCTGGGAAACCTATGCCGAGAGAATGATTAAGTCTGCTGCAAAATATTGGGAACCGTCCATCAAGCTTGTTGCTTACTACCATGACTTTGATATTAATTCTAAAGACATACCAGAGTGTGACCACATTGAGTTTAGAAATTTAAATGATCTAGAAGAACTACACCAATTCAGAAATACCTACAAAGATTTTAATGGTACAGGTAAAGATAGTCAGGGTTATAACTGGCGTATGGATGGTATTAAGTTTAGTCATAAAGTATTTGCTATTGCTGACTGTGCGTTTAATTTGAAGAGCGATAGTGAGGAGGCAGAGGGTGATCATAATCCTGGCTGGTTAGTATGGATGGATGCTGATACGGTTACAGAAAAAGCTCTATCAAAGAAAGCCCTTCTTAAATCCTTACCAGAGAAAGTTAATCTAGTACATCTAGGAAGAAAACATTTTACCTATAGTGAAACTTCTTTTATTGGTTTTAATTTAAATAGCGACACAACTCTAGAATTTATTGGTGACTTTATTGGCGCTTATCTAACAGGAGAAGTTTTTAATTATAGAGAATGGCATGACGGGTTTTTGTTTGAACGTCTTCTAATTATTTACAAAGCTCATGGCTTAAAGTTTCATGATTGGACCGGATCAAAAGATATAAAGTCACAAGTAAAAGGTGAGCAAGCCTTTGATTTATTTCCTCTTAGTAATCATGTAAAACATTTTAAAGGTAGTAGAAAGAAAGCTGCTACTCAAGGCGTAGCCCCAGATGTTAATGGACCTCAGAGATATGCTAAGTTAATTGAACTAGTAGAGCTTTACCAACCTAGTACTATTGCTGAAACAGGTACATGGAACGGTGGTCGAGCTATTCAAATGTCAGAGGCTGCGTTTAAATCTTCACATGAAGTAACTTACTATGGTTATGATCTATTTGAGGATGCTACTACAGAGATAGATGAGAAAGAACTGAACAGCAAACAACATAATTTTTTCGCTGCAGTAAATGCAAGACTTACAGAGTATCAAGAAAACTGTAAAAATGCTGGTCGTAAGTTTAACTTCGAATTGTTTAAGGGAGATACAAAAGATACACTTCAAGAAAAGAAAGTTGACTTTGCTTACATCGATGGGGGTCACTCTGAAGAAACTGTAACCCATGATTATGAGATGTTAAAAGAAAGTAAGGTTGTTGTCTTCGATGATTATATTTCTAAAGATGAAAAAGGAAATGATCCAGGTGAAGAATTTTATGGTGTTAATAAACTTATTGAAAAGATTGATCACCGAAAGAAAGTGTTACCATCTGCTGATCGAATTATCGAAGGAGGTATCACTCACTTAGCTGTAGTTCTAACGGATGATAGCCTTGAAGATATTCCAGAAACTCTTGGACGATCACCTATTATTGTACAGCCTAGAGATTGTATGCCTAAAGAAGACATTCTTAACAATGTTAAAAAAAATACTTCTGTTATTGATACATGGGTTACAAAAGCAAAGCCTCATTCAGAAGTTGCTATTATTATTTCTGGTGGAAGCAGCACTAATTGGCAAGAGGTAAAGCGTACAATTAAAAAGGTCGGAAAGAAAAGAGCTAAAGTTATTTGTGTTAAGCACTCTTATCCAGAGTTATTAAAAAATGATATTCAACCTTTTGGTTGTGTCATTCTAGACCCTCGTCCAGTTACAGGAACAAGTACGCATGGAGTTGTCCGAAAAGATTTGTTTAAGAAGATTGATGACAGTACTTTATTTATGGCAGCATCTATGACTGATCCTTCTGTTATAGACTTACTGCGAAAGAAAACAAAAAACATTGTAGGGTGGCATGCATATACCAACGCATTACAAGAAAATATTAAAGATCAAGTTAAGAACGATGCCGTAAAGATTGACGAGAAGTTAGGTATCAAAGAAGGAGCTACGATGATTATTGGCGGTACTTGTGCAGCCATGCGATCAATTGGTATCATGCATACTCTAGGCTTTAGAGAGTTCCATCTCTTTGGATATGACTGTTCCTTTCCTGAACCTTCTAAAAAAGAACAGAAAGAAACAACAGATGAGGGTAAGCCAAAGTATCTAAAGGTAGGTGTAGGGAATGAGAGCTTCTGGACTACTGGAGAACTCCTAGCAATGGCACAAGACTGCGAGAAGTTATTCGAGAAGGAAGATGTAAACCTTAGTATAAACTTTCATGGAACTGGTACACTTGTTTCTAAGCTCTGGGAAATATCTGATACTCATAAGTTACGCACATACAAAGAGGTTCTCTCTTTATAATGCTAACAGAAAAGCAAGAGAAGTTTGCACAGTCATATGTACTGAATAACAACGCTACTGATGCGGCAAAGAGTGCGGGGTATTCTGATAGGTCAGCTTACAATCAAGGTTATCGTTTATTACAAAATGATCTTATTATAGAAAGAATAGAAGAGCTATCTAGAGAATTAAAAACCAGTGTTGATGTTGTAGCTGAGATTGAAGATCAATATACCTTTGCTAAAACCAATGGACATGTGAACAGTGCCATCAAAGCTCTAGAACTTTTGTCTAGAGTCAGAGGTAATAAAGTTGAAGATGGAAAGAACATTAGTAAGGAAGAGTTGATTACTCTTATTGTTTCAACCTTTGAGGTTCTTGGAAAGGAACAAGTAGAAGATATGGTTAAACGCTGTAAATTCGACTAGCAATAAAAAAATAAGCCCCAGAATGGGACGGAGAGTAGGGGTAAAGACAGTCCCTGCTACCTACCTACCATGAAAGGGGCTAAGTTTATTGGTAATTATTGTTCAGTCTTACAGAGCATTTACTAAAAAATAAGACCTATCTTCCTCTCATACGGTTTGGACCTTTTCTTTTTTCAGATTGAGGCTGTTTTCGTCCAGCAGGAATCAATGATTTTCTTACATTCCATCCAACTGCAAAACCTCCAGCATAAGATACTGCAATAAGAGTGAGGCATATTACAAATACAGTAACTGTCATTTTACTTATCTACGTTGGGGTGTCGTCCATTATGCATTTTTTGTAATGACGTAATTTCAGCTTCTGTTTTTTTCAATCTTTCAGAAACAAAACCTCTCCATTTATTTTGTTCCTCTAAATTACTCGGACTTAAAATACTAGACAGGACTGTTATCTGTGATCGTAAAACTGCAACAGTGTTTTCAACACTATCAAACTTTCTGTTCAATTCATCAAAATATTTTTGCTGTTCTTGTTGCCTTTGTCTTAGAGATGCCACTTGATTACGAACCAATCCCCATGCACCAGCTAATGAAGCTATGACTGCTCCAATCTGGATCGCCATCCTTGCATCTAGTTCCATTAATCCTCTACCTCTACCAAAGGTTTCTGAATATATTCTGCAAATATATCCTGTAATCCAGTTTGTAATTTATTAGATAGTTCAGGGCTAACCTGCCTATCTTCTAAAGCTTTAAATATACTCATATCCCCAATTAAATTATCAGGCATAAACACACCATTTTCTATATCGCTTGTGACCTCTGCAACTAATGGTAAAATTAATTCGTCATTAGGATCATACCAGAACTGATTTGTAGCTGCTTCTAAAACTCCAGCCACATCCAGTTTTTTTGGGTTAGTTAAATCAGCTTCAGCCTTACCTTTTGGTATTTCATAGTATTCAACATTTTTAAATTCATTAAGTCTCTGTGTAAATTTTTGCATACCTCTATATTTACGTTCTTGTAAATCTTTATAGCTGTTTAAAAGCTGGTCTATATCTTCATTAGTTATTTCTCTTCTCGGAAGTTTTCTTACATTAGCTAAGAAATTATCTTTTGTTTTAGCTATAGCTTTTAATCTACTAGACATGTCATAACCCATAGACTTTTGTACGTCTATGGTTATTGGTCGAATACCTGTCTTAACATAAAATTTTAAGTCCGTAGAACTTAATGGAAAGCCAGAAGCTCTTTGCCCCTGTCCTTCTCCTAAGAGTTCTTCTGAACTTAAAGACTCCGCATACTGTCTAATAACTTTGTTAGTTCCTGGCTCTAAAAATTTTCCAATCTCCGTTATGGCTGTTAGAACTTTATCCTTAGTTGTAGCCCCTACTGCCTCATCATAAATTGGTTTACCTGTTTTTAGATTTGTTCCACTTACAACATTGACTAATGCTTCTGTTAAAAACTTAGGAGATAGATATGCACCAGCAAGTCCCTTTGCCGCATTACCTATAGCATCATCTATTTCAGAGTCAGAAACAAATCCATTCTGCATTAACTTAGCTTGAAGCAAACGAAGAGGTGCTTTAAGTACATCAAAAGTATCAGCAGATGTAGAGCCAATATATCTAGATATTATTCGAGGATTTTTCTGGTTGTTATCTTTAACAAATGGTTGAAGATAAAATTGCTTTGCACCTTTTGTCCATTCTGGAGATACAGCATTAACAAACTTTTTATTAGCTTCTGTTATTTTATAAGCATCTTCATTTTGATTAGCAACCATATCCCAACCACCAGCAACAACTCCAGCACCTGCGAATCTTCTTGCCCCATGTGCAGCCAATGCAGGATTTTTTGTTCTTACTCCTTCTGCTATATCTTTCATACTAGTCTTTAAAATATTTTTAGTATTTCTTATTACCTCACTGGGAAACAATACATAGTTACCTATCAAAGGAGTCTTGGCTATTTCTCTAGCTAGTGGAGCAGCATCGCCATATGTAGGCATAGTCTCTCTAACATATCTAGCAGCTCTTTCATCTAAATCATTATCATATATTTTTTTAGCTGCCTTACGTTTAATACTACGCTCTTTCATAATATTACTTATTGTTGGTCCTTCTTTAAATATCTTTTTTAAAGCTGCTCTTTCACTTTCATAAGCAACTAATTTTAGATAGGCATCAGGTTGACCATACAAAGAACCTAGCTTACTCATTGTTTTTCGATAAGCTTTGCTTACTGTGCCAGTGGCATTTTGCATTTGAGAAGCACCAGCCTTTATTAGTTCTCCAGTAACATCTTGCTCAATAACACCAAGCCTTCTTAGCTTTGCTAATTTTGCAACAGCTACAGGATTTTTTAAAGTAAGCTGATTTCCTAAAGTTCCTATTTCTTTTACTGCTGCTTTATAAGCAATCGGATTTAAGAAGTGACCATTTGCAATAAGACTTTGAGTGCCACCGATAAGGTTTAGTGCGTATGCAGGTAGATCAAGCAAAGTTTCCTTTGCCTGTGCTAATGATGCAGCATTAACCCAGGTACTTCTAATTTTACCGGAGCTATTAAATAACTCAAGACCTTGATTAATAGCCCTACCCATCTCAGGACTTGTGTAGATATCTTTTAGTATTTGCCTTGAGTCACCTCCAAATTTTCCAATTGAATCTTTAGCAACTTGCTCTAAACCAAATTCAATATTAGGAGCAGCACTTGTTTTAAAGGTTGTTTTTACTGATGGTAACATAGGAAAGAAACCTTTTAAATCTACTTCTTTTCCTACATTTTCTCTAGCAAATTTTTCTACATCTTTTAAATATTTTAATTCTGCTATTAATTTATTCTGTTGAATTAAACTAGTAGCAAGATTTTGTTTACCAGATTTATTTTGACCAAGCAAATCTAATACAGGCTCATCTAAGTCTTGTTTTTTTCTTAAAACTTTTATAGTTGCGGGACGATATCCCTGTTGTGCAGTCCCACTAAATATTTTATCTATCAGAGGTCTATCCTCTTTAGACAATCTATAAACCATGTTAGTAATAACACTATCAACATCAGCAGAATCAACTCCCTGCTTTTTTAAATATGATCTTGCGTTCTCTACCTTCGTAAGAAAAACAGGATCAGGAGATTTATCTAGAAGTGCCTTTTTAATTTCAGCATAATATTTAGGATTATTAGCAGATTCAAAAGTTCTAGATAAGTAGAAACCGTTTCGATCTCTATTAACTCCAATTTTTGCATTACCTGTTAATCCTAATTGAGTATTAATTAATGTTTCATTACTATTAATTTGTTTTTTAATATTATCTACTTGATCTAATACAGTATCAGGGATACCCCTTTCGACAAATGATTGTCTATTTTTAGCGCCAGAATTTATATATTCATTTAAAATATCTTCATCAACATCACTATCTTTAATTGATCGTTCTAAATCTTTTATCTGTTTTTTAATTTCAATTTCAGAACCAGCCTTTGACCTAGTTCTTTTTCTTGCAGCATCCGCTAAATCTTGCGAAAGATTAGCATCAGACCGTAATAGTTTTCCTGTAGCGGTATTTATTTTAGCAGCAATATCTTTTGCTGGACGAAGTAATTTTCCTGTCCCAGTATTTATTCTACCAATATTTTGCTTAGTAAAAAGTTTTTTACCTCCAAGTCCTATTGCTTTAAATACCGCTGTACCAACAGCAGTGTCTGCTATCGCTCCAAAATATTTAAGAAGTTCGTCTTTTCTAGTAGTTGAATTTGGATTCACTCTAAACTTTTTAATTTCCTCTACTACAGATTCAGGTAAACTGTCTACATATCCTAGATCAGCATTGGTTGCAAACTCAATAAGTAGCCCTTGTTGTCCTTCGTTAAAATCTGTAGTTTGTACAAAGCCTTGAACCACCCCTACGTTTGCACCACTAGCTTTTACTAATCTTTCTACTCTTTTCGAAACATCTTTTCCTCTTCGCTTTGTTATATAAGCAAGTCCTTTTTGAGCAAGTTTTGCGCCTACGCCAGCTATAGCAGTTAAAGATATTAACTCGCTAGCTATTTTCTCTTCATCGGTAAGCTGACTCAATCTTTTATTAACTATTTCCACTGCTTTACCAAAAGAAGATTCTTTTAGTAGTTTAGCTGTTTCTGGAGATGCAAGTGTTAGTGCAGACTTTGCTATTGCAAAAGGTGTTTTCGCTACGTTAAATAATGCATTGGCTGTAATTCTTCCTCCATATGCATTCATCAAAGTGGCAAAGCGTTTTCTTTCATACGTTGAAAAAGATGCTGGGTCTTTGCTTAATAATGTGTTTAGTTCTTGATCGATTTTGGAACCAGCAAACGGTTGAAGTGGTTTATCTTCTGTCTCCTCTGGAATAGAAGGAGGTTCAGTAGAAGGAGTCTCTACTGGCACAGGGGTAGCCTCAACCGAAGGAGCCTTAACCGAAGCCTCAACGGAAGGAGCCTCAATAGGAGGAGTAGCCTGGACAGGGGGAGCCGTTTCAACAGGAGTAGATATAGATTGATCTACTGTTGGAATAAGTTCTTGAGGAGAAGTTTTTATAGGACTTGCTTCCATTAAAGGAACTTCAGGTTCTTCTACATCTACAGAAGGAGCTTCAGGTTCTTCTTTAGGTTTAAGTAGATTAGAAGGAACTTCTTTAAATTTTGTTCCATCAAATAAAAATATTTGATTTGTTTTAGAATCAACTGCTTTTTCAGTCGGAATAAATTTATCACCTTCTAATCGAAATCCGTTTCCAGTTGTAGGATCATAAGCTGTTTCAGCCATAATATTATCCCTTTAACCACCTGTTGTTAAAGTAGCATCAGGATTTATTTCCTGCAATTTTCGTAAAGCTTCTGCACTATTGGGTACAGAAGAGGCTGCAGGATCAGAAGCGGGTACAGTACCTGTAGTACTTCTCTTTGGCCTATTTAAAAATTTCTTAAACTCTTTTTCTATCTTTTCTCTATCAGCTAATATAGCAGGAGTTCTTAGTACTTTACCACCAAATTCAACAGAAAGACTAACACCGCCTCTTCCATATTCTCTAGCCATTGTACCCATCATTGATCTAACAAGTGTCATGTTCTCTTCTACAGCTTGTGCTACAGCGTTAGGACCAAAAGTGCCTCTAAATTTACCTTTATTAATTTGTGACATTGTAGATGTAGTGCCATCGGAGTTTTGTATTTGAGTTTTTTGAATAAAGGGACTAGAATTAATAATCCTTTCTGATTCTGTCAAAGCCGCTTTTTCTCTACCAAATGCACTTGACGCTTTTTTATCTGCTCTCTTAGCAGCAGCTTTGGCTGCATTCAATGCTTTATCTGCTTGCTGTTCATTTATTTTGAGAGCAACATTAGTAACTTTATCACTTGCATCAGCCACTGCTTTGGCTACAGTCTCTTTATCATTAGTAGTACCCATCTGTTGAGTTAATGCAGCTATCTGACCCTTTCTCACTCGTTCAGCTTGAGCTTCTGTAAGATTAGCTCTTCCGGCTAAGTTAGCTAACTCTTTATCTTTAATATCTTGTAGGTTCTTTCTTTTTTCTCTTAATAATTTTCTTTCATCTTTATAACTACTTCGTAAATCACTTAATGCTTTTGAATCTAAAAAGCCAGATGCTACTGCTTGAAGAGGAGTCTTACCAGCAGGGTCTGCTCCTAGTATACCAAGACCTCCCTTAATAAGAGCGAAGTATTTTTCTCTACTAAGATCGTCTTTTTCTTTATCATACGCTTCTGTTAGATCAGTTCTTCGTTTACCAAAATCAACATTCTTTAAAGCTTCTAAATAATCTTTAGTCTCTTGACCTTGAGTTGGTGTTAATAATGGGTTTATCTTACCTCTTATAGCTTCTCTCTCTCTTGCTGCATCTAATCGCCTATCAACCATATCTTTTTGAGTTTTTTGGTATGCGCTTAAAAAAGCTGATGAGTCTGAACCAATTGGAAGAGTTGGTTGCATTGCAAAGCCTTTATAAGGGTCTACACCAGGATCACCATAAATAGAAGTCGTTTGGCGGCTACCAGCTATATTTCTAGGATTACTTATATTACTTTCCTGTGCATATTTACCAACCTTACCACCATTAGCAAGACCAACAAGTCCACCTTCTTTTTTATTAAAGGCTCCAAAAGCACCAGCCGTACCTAAAGCAGCTAAACCAAGACCTCCTATCTGTTGAAAAGCAGATGGAGTTGCAGTTGTTCCTGTTTCTCTTTTAACTGTACTAGCAGGAATTGGTGCGGCATAACCTCTAATAATAGATTGATAATCTTGAAGAGTTCTTTCAGGAAAAGTTCTTGCAACTTCATATTCTTGTTGTGCAATATCTAATGCCTGTTGTCCTACACCTCTCCGTTGAGCGCCGGTAGTTTCAAGTGCTGTCAGTTCTCTCATAGTTTGACCTGGAACAGCCGTAGCTAAAGAACCAAATTGTGAGCCAGCACTTCGTTCTCTATTTCTTTGTTGAGCAAGTCTATTCTGTGCATCTTCAAATGCCGCTGCTTGTCCTCTCGCTTGAATATCTCCCAACCTTTGTTGTAAATTTCTATTTGCTTCAGCCTCTAAAATTCCTTGTCGAGAACCTCCGAATGCTCCAGCGCCAACAGCTTGCTGTCCTATTCTTTGTCTCTCAACATCACCCGTTCTTTCAGCTTCTCTCTTTTGAATATCAATTACATTTTGAATAAAGGGATTCATAAACTGACCAACAGATGCAGAAGTAGGTGCTAATGCACTTGAGGCAGTTAAAGCTTCCGCTGTTCTAAAATAAGGTTGACTTGCTCCTTGTAGATTTTGAACTCCTGCAAATGCTTGTTCTTGCTCTGGACTAAAGGAAGCAATACGAGGGCCTTCAAAGGGAACATAACCTTCTTCTTCTCTTCTCTCTTGTAGAGCTTTTGATTTTTCTAGAACATCTGTAACAAATGGTTTTAATTCATCAGGTATAGTTTCTTTCTGAATAGTGCTTTGAGAAGGAGCAGGAGCGGAACCTCCACCACCTGGACTACCACCCATGAACTGAATTAGTCCCGTATTTGGATTGACTGTACCAGACCCACCCATGTCTCGGAGAACTTGCATTTCTTCAGTATTGACATGAGCTAGTTCAGTATCTCCTCCTATACCTTCACCAGAAAGATCAGCATATAAGCAATTATATAACTCTATCTTTTCGGTTGTAGATAATTTAGAAACAATATTTTTTACAGACATTCTATAGTTCCCTTGTAATAACTGTTGTATATTTTTTAAAATCATATTTAGGTGTAAACTTTAACCAGCCGTCTCTAGCATATCCTTCAAGTCTTTTTACACCTTGTTCTCTTGCAAACTTAATAATAGGAGAATCTTCACTCATTCCATAATCAAACCACTTATGAAGTGTATGAGACTTCGTTCCTATGTAAGGCATTGCTAAAACTTTATACTGCGGAAAAGTAATAAGTTGTGTTATGCAAATTCCTAAGATACCATCTTCTTCATCTGCACCCACCCAAAGTTGTAAGTAATCACCTAATAACTCTTGGTAGATATCATTTAAATCTTTTTCCCCTTGAGTTCTTTTTAAAGGTTTTTCTATAAACTCAACAACATGAGGCCATGTTACATCAACACAGTTAGGTTCAATTTTTATTAACTTCAATTTTTAATCATCACCTGAGTCATCATCGTCTTCTGGCTCTTCAATTGGCGCTCCAGCTTTTGGCGCTCTAATGTCCTCATCACTTTGCACTTCTTCAACTGGCCCTTCTACAAGTGATCCTGGTTGAATAGATCGAGATAAATCTCCAAGAGTCTGCCTACTATCTTCTCCCGCCTTTAAAAGACTATCTAAATAACTAGCACCACTTATATTACTATCTGTATTATATACAGTAGGTGTATATGCAGGAGAAAATAAACTATAAATTCCTCTGTCTGGTAATGTTGTTCTTCCTGATCCTTTACCTCCCGAAGCAGGACCAGTTCCTTGAGGAGGAGAAGCATTAACTGCATCAAAAGGAGATCGTTCTATACTTGTAACAGGAGGTATAGGTAGATTAGGTGCAGTACCAAGAACAGTTGATCGACCATCACCAATTGGATCAGCAGGTTGATTAATAGGAGGTTGATCTCCTACAAAACCTGTTGGAGAAATAGGAATAGAGGAAAGTCCACCACCCGCTGAAGGAGCATTAACTGCATCAAAAGGAGATCGTTGTATACTAGTTACAGGAACCGGAGATGCAATCGCTGGCTGTACAGGCACACCGTTAAAAAACTGCTGCGAAGGAGTTTGCCCTGTATCTTGTAAAAATTGTTGTTGCTCATTAGTAAGAACTGCCATAACTTAATCCTATGCTAAAAATGATTCTAAGCCTTGTTTAATAGGCTCCTGCTGTTTTTTACTTCCCGTTGCTTTATGTCTTATGTTCTTAACAAAACCATCTAACTTCTTTGCACCTGCGGTAGAAGACCCACTTCCTATCATAGCAACTGTATCTGCAGGTATAACATATTCATCTGGACTTAATAAAGCCATATCAGGATTCTTACCTTCTACTTCAAATAAAACTTGATCTGATTGTCCATCCCCAGGTCCAGTTACTTTACCCTCAAAGTATTGTCCAATCCCTCCTCCCTTATTATACTCTGGCATAACATCCTTATCAGGAATAAGATCAAACATATTTAAACTTTCGTTCATTCTCTTTTCTATGTGAGGTACTCCAGGACGTAAGAAAAGGTCTGATATAGCTTTAGCTCTATCTTCTACTGCTCCCATTCCTCTACCTAATAAAATTTTTCGTAGCCTTTGTCTATTTCCTGGACCAGCATCATATGGAAGTACTCCTTCTCCTTCAGTACTAGTCATTTGTTCATGGGCATATTCCATTTGATTTTGTTCATTATCTGGTAATTTATTATCTTTTAGATATCTTTTATAATCTTTCTGTCTACCGTGTGTAAATTGAAACAAGCCCAGACCTTGATCTAATCCTCTTTTCTTTCCATCCTCTCTTTGAGTATAATCAAATTGAGGTGCTTCCACTGCTATATTACCCATAATAGCAGCTATACTTTCACTAGGATACTTTTTTTCTTTATAAAAATCATAAACTACTTTTTGTTTAGGCGTAAAGGAATTTTTTTTTGAGCCATTGCGGGGAGTCCCACCAGTAGCAAGCCCAACAAGGCCACCTTTATAAAACCCGAAATCTCCTCCAACATTGAAACCATCTCCTCCTTGACCATAAGGTGTAGCAATAGCGCCAGGGTCTTGATTTAAAACCTGTCCTACCATAGCATCTAATGCTGCTCCACCTACTGAGTCAGAAATAAATTTATCAACTTCTGATGCTGCTTTCTTCTTTTGTAAAATTTCTTCTTCTTTTCTTTTATTTTCTGAATCAACCGTTTCTTCTTCAACAACTGTATCAGTTTCTTCTACAGCTAATGTAACTATTTCTTCTTTATACCTAAGTGGAGTTATAGGTTGTTCTCTTCCACCTCCTAATGCAATATTTATATAATCTTCTTCTGTTTTTCCAGCCCCAGTAGAGATACCACCAGTTGTTCTATACTTTGTAGGAGTATAGCTACTTGCAAGAAAGTCAGCTAAACCTCCATCCCTTTCTTCTTCTTCAACATCAGTTGGATTCATCATTTCACCTAATGCCGCTTTACCTATTCCAAAATATGTTCCTAGTCTTCCCATTTTACCTGCTGCAATATCACCCACTCCAACATCATATCCTTTATCAGCCAATACACCGGCAACTTCTAGCCCACCAGACTGTATTACGTCTGAAACGGGCTGCATCCCAGGCTTAATATCAGGACTTAAAAGTCCTTTACTTATATTTTCTGCAACAGGTTCAGAGAGATTAACCATATTCTGTCCACCTGGATTAGAACCTAATGGATTTGCAACTGACTCTGGAGTTAGATTTGCTGCTACCATATCACCAAAGCCATCCTGTACTACACCCGTCTGGGCTGCACTAAGAGGCGTCACTGGAGGTCTAACGCTAGGCATTGGAGGTGGAGTAATCTGTGGATTAGCTGATTGCACTGCACCCATAGTTTGGTTTGCTGTAGGAATCGTCAAATCAGGAGGTAGCTTTGTATTCATTGGATTTATCGGACTTGCACTAGCTTTTTGAGCAGCCCCTAAAACTTGTCCAGTTATGCTTCCAGCTTGACCTTGTCCAACTACTGCTTGTTGTGCAATAAATTCTGGAGAATATCCAAGTCCTGCTAGTTTAGATGCATTAAGACCGCCATAAATCGCCTCTCCTCCAGCAATTGCAGAGGTTGCTCCCTCAGATGCAGCCGTCCCTATACCACCCGCTGCATCTGGTATTGTAGCAAGTATAGAATCAGCACCACCAGTTAGACCACCCATAATACCAGAGGTAGCTCCTGACATAAGACCACCTATAAGAGCTTGTGTTGGAGACTGTCCAGCAGCTAAACCACCTACAAAAGAACCCACACCAGAACCAATTGCTCCTGCCATAAGACCACTACCTAGAGCAGTACCCGCTCCTGGCAATAATATACTACCAGCTATCGCACCAACAGCAGGTAATAATGATCTAAAATTAAAAGCTTCTGGTAATCCTGTTTCTGGATTTACAGTTAGTTGCCCCATACTAGAGAGCCCAGCTAATTCATCTGGGCGCACATGCAACAGTTCTGTATCACCATACCGTCCTTGTGCAGCCATCAGCCCTGCTATGCCACTATACGGGGCTTCTTGATTCCTCATCGCTACCATTTATAATTCTCCAAGTTAGATTTGTATATTATACAATAAAAATAAGTTCAGTGCAAAATTAATTGAAATTTACCCAACCAGTACCACCTACATATCCTTTAAACTTTCCAGTACTTGCAGAGTATGCTACATCTCCACTTGCTGGTCTTCCTATTTCATTTACACTAACAACAGAATAAATCTTAGTTGATGGTGAAGATTCAATCTCTATATCTCTACTTTCTAATAAAAACTTTATCTCTGATGCCCATGAATTAATATCATTATATAGTTGACGTAATTCTTCATCTGTAATATTATAATTAACAGAGAAGTTAGGATAAGAAAAAGACATTACCTTTTACCTGCTGGTTGAATAGCTACTCGAACACTACCCCATTTCCAAGATGTATTAAGATCAGATGTTGATACTCTAAAGTTAGCCTGTCTTCCTCTTGCCCTCATATCAATTTTTTGTGTAGCATCTGTTATATCAAAGGGTCCAACTTCTTTTGTAGTTCCTGCAGGATAATCTTTTATATTAATTGAAAATTTAATTGTACCTGTATTAATATCATAATCAGGGATAATCTTATCGATAAACATAATGTCATCACCATCACCTATATCGATATCAGCACTTTCAATAAATGATGTTAATGGTTGACTGTCACCAGAGAATACAGAGGTTGGTTCATTGTACCAAATAAACTGTGGGTTAGTTGCCGAAACATTTCCAGTTACTGCTCCTGTAGCAACAGTGTTAAGAAATACAGAGTCATCAATAAAAGTTGTATAGAAGTTAGAACCGTAGACCCAAGTATTCTCCATGTAGTTATATATTACATAACCATCTGGTTCATTAGACCCAGACTTTGGATATAACCAAATGATCTCATGGAACTCTGAATTAAGACCAGCAAACACTTTAGATTTTTGAGTCATATTAAAATCGTCATATAGATATCTACGAATAGTACAATCTAACTTTTTAACTGAACCATCAAACATAAAGAAGTCTGTATCACCCATCCAGTATGTTCTACCGCCTACATCAATAGCTGCATGTGATCCTATCAAGCCACAGTTTGTACCGACTTGAGACATTCTAAATATAAAAGGAGGACCAACAAATTGCAGAGTGTAAAGAGCATTATCTGTATAAACTAAAATTGCATTACGTCCTCGTACACCACCAACAATTCTAGTACCATCAATAAGTTGAAGCTCACCTGATGTAGATGATACTGATGGAATCCAGTTAGCATAATCTTCTTGATCTGACCATCTTACAAGAAGAGGATTAAATACTGATGTTGCAAACTCTTCTGTTCCAAGAGCAATCACATGACGATCATTAGGAGATATAACAATACTATTAATTTTTGATGGTGCAGTACCTACAACAGAAGACCTAACCGGCGCTAAACTTGCATTAGCGTCCCAATGAATTAAGTTTCCTCCTTGTCTAGCAGCAAGTAAATCTTCACCAAAGTTATCTAAAGACCATTGTGTTCCTAAGAAAATAATGTTAGAAGATTCTGCTGGTTGATTCCAAGCTCTTTCTCCTGTTGCCGAAACACCCGCATTATATATACCTGCACCATATCCCAATCCTTGAATTGGATTTGATTGACCTGTAGCTAAAAGAAAGAAAGCAATGCCTGAACCCTGATTTGATTCTGTACTAGCGGCTACACTAGTTACACTAATAAAAAAGTTATTTATTCCTTGAACACTTACTACTTCAAATGTAGGTCCACCAAATGAAGATACCGAAAAATCTAGTCCATTTGTAGTAAAACCGTTAATAGAAGTATTAGAAAACTCAACATAATCTCCGACGTTTCTTCCATTATTATTAGAACTCACTTCGATTAAAGGAGAGCCAGCAACCGTATCAAAACTCCCTGTAGTTCCTAAGTTACCTATACTAACTGTACTAACTATTGGTGTTACATCATAAGGATAATCATTATAAACAACATACAATTTACTTTCAGTACCATAGCCTAAAAGTTTTTCTGTATTATTATTTGTCCATGCAAGTAAATCTCTAGCAGTTCCAGTAAAAGAAGTATCAATAAATTTTTGATATCCTCTTAAATTTTCTGGCTTACCTTCTCGAAAGCGTACTCGATCTCCATCAAACCATTTACCTTCCTCAGAATACTGAGTAGACTCACGGTGAAATCCTGGCTTTAAATTCAGTCTTTGTAATCTAGAATTAGTAGAGGGCATATATTTTTATCCAAATGAAGAAACTAAAATCATATCAATTGCACTAACACCTCGTACATTGTATACCAACATATCAACAGCACTAGCTACTGTAGACAATACAGGAACTTCTGCATCAGGGAAATTATAACTATCTCCATAAGACAATGTTCTTGATCCAGTACCATCTTGAAAAACATAAATGAATCCACTTTGTCCTGGCTGGGCGTTAGCACCATTTCCAAGTGTTCTATTACCAGCTAAAGAAACAAAAAATGTTGTTGCTGTAGATAAGTCTAAAGCAATAGAGGCAGCATCTGTAAGAGTAACCGGAGGTATAACTAGCTGACCATTAAAAGTTGCTGTAGAAACAAATGTAGCAGGACCATTGACACATACATCTGCAGTAAATAACGCACTAGATACTTGTGCTGAATTAGCAGCTATCGAAGTTACAAATATATTTGTTGCTGAAACACTTGTTGCAAAACCAACAGCAGATGCAAAGGCAACTGCTTTATTAAAAGTATTGGCTTCAGTAAAAGTATTTGCTACAGATAGTTTTGCAAAACCTGCGGTTGTATCTGCAGTTAAATAATCTAAACCATAAACAGACACACTATCACATAGAAACATTTTTCTACTACCAGTAGCAACAGTGCTACCTGTACCCGCTGCTGTTTTTAATGTGATGGCAGCAGAATTTTGTCTGGTTGTTTTATCATTAATGACATAACTCTTAGACTTTTGTGGAACAAGAACATTTAGACTAGCAGAGACTGTTCCTGAAAGTTCTAGAAAAGGACTGCGAGATTGATCTGTTGTTCCGTCATTAGCTGTTAGAGTTACATCTGCACTAGATACAACAACTGTTGTATAAGCAGCAATAGCTTCGTCTACTAAATCAATAACATTTTGATTTAAAATTGTACCCCAGCTATTAGGATTTTCGCCATCTCCCTGCTTCTCTAGTCTAATCCTAGTTGTGTAACTACTTACCATTCTTATATTCCTTTTTCATTCTCTAAAACTATTGTGTAAACTTCTATACTTCCAAGAAGTAAAACCTTTCTAAGACTAAAAAGTCTTCCTTGTGTATCTACAAAATTATTATACATTGTATTTGTTATTCCTGGAATAGGTTCTTCGTTTAATACACACTCACCTTCTATAAGATATTTTCTAAGAACATAATCATGTTGTTCTTCTGATATTGTTGATGCTTCTGCTATCTCTACAATAGCTTCTTCAGAGTGACAAAAATTCCAAATCAAAACATGATGTGCATTAACAACAGAAGCTGTTAAGAATACTATTAAAAATACTATATATTTTATCATTATAATCAACTTTATATTAGTTAATAAACTTTTGTAAAGAATCTCCATACTTGTCTTTAAGTAGATCAGTATTAGTAGAAGTATCTCCTGCGTAAATAATATTATTTTTATTATCCATTCCTAAAGAATGACCCCATCTCACTTTAAGCGAACCAACTTTTAGTTTGTTGTCTCTATAATCTTCATCAGATGTATAATCATATATATAATCTTTTGCTGTAAACTTATAGCTTTTTAATGTATCTTTAAGTTTTTTATCAGGATTTAGTATAGACCATTTTTGAAAATTATCTGTTCTAAAGAAATGACGAACATTATCTATGTTATTATTATTTTTAACCATAGCTAATGAACGATGAGATACTTCTTCCCATTTTAAATTAAAATTCCACCACCAAAATAAATCTTTAATAGACGAGATTGTATATGGGCATTTAGAATTAAACAGTTTAATATCCTCAATATTATTAGGATATTTATCTTGAATAAACTCATCTGCTGTCATTTTTAATACTTCAGGATGAGCTATAAATCCTGATGATCCAAAAAGTTGATCACCACATTCTCCTGTAATTGTTAAACCTTTATCTAAATTATCTGCAATATGTTTTAAAACTGGAGAAGAAAAAGGTTTATCCATATAATATTTATTATCATCTCGATCTGGCATTAAGACTTCTTCTGTTTGAATTTTATCTTTAATATAATTATTCCAAAATAAAGAATACTCTTCAATAGAATTTGAAGTATAAACAATTTTTAATTTATCATGCCAATCAGAAGGTTTACTTTTTAGTAAACTTACCAGAGCTACTGTACTATCTATTCCTCCACTCCAATATACTTTTAATTCTTTATCTTCATTCCAAAGCTCTACACCTTTTTCATCTGCTACTTCTGAAAAAGATTTTGTAAATCCTGTTGCATCAGGTATAGGGCTTCCTTCTAATTTTAAGTTACCTGTTAAAGTATTTGTTCTATCATTTGGAGTCCAAAGACAATGAATAGCTTCTCCCATTAAATCTAGTGTTGTGCTTTTATATTCTCCTGATCCAACTCTTAAAAAATCTGGACGAGCAATAATAAGTTTATCACCTAATACATCTGTTGACTTATCTGTTGAAGATTCATTTTCAAAATTAAATATACTTGTAAATTTATCTAAAACTTTAATGCTACAATCAATATCTAAATAATGAAACACATTCTTAATTTGTCCTATACCTACAGCAGTATGTAAAAGAATTGAACATTCGACACATTCTTTTTCAGGTGTAGGATTAATAAATATATCTTGATCATTTAATATGTCTACACAAGTTTGTGGATCAGAAGCATTTAAAATTTCTTGTCTTTTAGTTTTATATAAGTCTTCAACAAATAATCTAGATGCATTTTTTTTAAACTGATCTAATGCATCAGTGGCTTTATCTTCTACTGTATCTCCTAAAATAGTAGTTGCTTGATCCGTAGTTATTTCTGATCGAAGAAACTGTTCAACTTGTGTAATACTCTTAGGCTCTGGAAAATACCAATTTCTATTTCTTACATACTGCTTATTAAATCTTTCTAGTACAACCTTTTTAACAGTCAATAAATCTTTCCACTGCTCTTCAAAAGCTGTCTTAGCTTCATTAAGAACCATAATTTTTAAACCAATATCAGAAGGTGACTTGTCACTTCCTGGTAAAGGATTGTCTCTTTTTTTTAATACTAGACTCATTCTGTAAAACTTTCTTCCAATTGATGAAGTTGCACTATTACTCTAACCTGTTCTTTAGAATATGCATAACAACCATAAAAGACAAAACACAAACCTAAAACTTTAAACGTACTTATTATATATTTTTTATACTGCATGAGTTCCTAACATCATAGGATGGTTAAACTCGTCATTAGTACTAGACCATATATGCATTGGAACAACAATTAAATCTTGATCATCTGTTTCAAAGTGATGTGGCTCCATAGCATGTAAGATTAAAGTCTTTCCTTCAACTAATTTATGTTTCTCTATATTAGAACCCACACCTGAAACTGCTGTACCGCTTCCTGATAAAACATATACCACTCTATCTGTCGAATGAATATGATGTTTTTGTTCTGAACATCCGGCGGGTATCTTTAATAGCTGCATACAAGGATCACCGGATCGAATTGGAGGTAAAATATTATTAGTACTGCATCCATTAATATATGGTAGATAAGTTTTTAAATTAATTTGAGCAGTTCTATTTGGTGGTATATACCCATATATAGTAATAATAACTTTACCAAAACATACGCCCCAATTTTTAACTGATACACTTTCTTTATTTATAATCCATGCTGAACTATTTTTAGGTATTTTATATTCATTTTCTAAAGTATTTACTTCGTAGTAGTATAAACTATTTTGTGGTGCAATGTAAGTACGATTCTTTAAAAATAACATCTATGATGTAGCTCCAAAGACACTTCCATTATTTGTTACATTTACTGTTGCACCTGAATTTAATCTAACTGCTTTTCCTGCTAATCCTCCTGATCCACCTGATCCTGTAACTCTACAGTTTACATTTCCACCAGGACCACTGCCCCCGCTACCACCATTACCTACATTACCCCAAGTTCCACCTGTTCCTCCTGTTGAGGCTGCACCTGAAGAACCACTCGTTGCACTATTTGTGGGAGGATTATCAATACTTGCACCAGCACCTCCAGCACCCCCTGCTAAATTAGTACAGTTACTACAAGTATCTTCTTCGTCATCATAAGTAGCACAACTACGGAAACCACCTCCACCGCCTCCTCCGCCGCCGCCACCAGCTATAGTTGCACCGGAATTATTTCTAACGCTTGCTGAAATATTCTCTAAGCTAATTGCATCTCCACCATCTTCAGCAGCACCGCCATTACCACCACTATTACTACCACCACCACCACCTTGTCCACCTCTGCCAATAATATTACCATTATTAATTAAGGTAAAATTACTTCCTGTGACAAGATGAGCAGTGAATGCTGGTACATTTATAACTTGACTAAAAACATTTACACCACTATTAATAATAACTGTTGCGTCAATAGGGTCTATACCGTTCCAATCAAAACTACCTTGCAACACATTAGACAGATTATAATTTTCTGTATTTGAAGATATAATTAATGATGGACCTGTAGGTCTTCTGTTTGCAAAAAATAAAAATGGCATTAATTAATTCCTATTTAACTTGTGGCCCCAAAAACATTTCCAGAATTATTAAAAGTATTAGTCGCACCCGAACCAACATTAATTGCTTTACCCGCTGCTCCTCCAGCACCACCTGCTTGGCTTGTTATACAAGGTGCTGGTCCTGATACACTACCTGCCCCTCCAGCCGAACCGGCAACTCCCCAACCACCACCATTACCGCCTGTGCCGCCTGGCGACCCAGAAGCACCATTTGTCGGTGCATTGGTAGCAGGAGTATCAGAACTTGCTCCTATTCCACCGTTATTACCAGCAAAATTTGATTGACCACTACATGCGCCGGTTTCGTCATTTCGAGTTCCTCCGGTTCGACCACCACCGCCGCCTCCGCCTCCACC